CCGCTTCCACGAACGCTTCACGGGAATATTTATTCACCGCTGTTGCACTATCCCCGTCCTCAATGGAAATGTCGTGGATCATATCGGAACTGTGATTGGCGACATTGTCCGCCATCACACCCTGTGTGACCGCAATCAGACGACGTTGATATTGACGATCCCAATATGCATTGAACCGTGCCGCAATCCGCGCCATCGGGTCAGAACCGGTTAGTTCTGCAACCAGGTCCGCGTCTTTATACCCCTGGTTGAGATATGCAACGCGTCCCACTTGCTTGCCGCTTCCGATTTTTTGCGGTGTCGCTTTGTTTTCCGAGTCATCGGAATAGTTGGGTTCCTGGGTTGAGTCCAAATCCTTCCAGAACGGAATAGTGACCATGTCACCACCTGACTTGGCTTTTGCATCCAAGATGGGGTTTTGAACAAGAATACCTGATTGCATCAGGCGCGTTTTTTCAGGTCCGTTTTCAACCTGATAGGTTTCATATACTTCAGGGACAATAGCGTCCGATAGTCTTACAAGTGCCATGGTAATTTACCTCAAATGGTTGATTCTGCTGACTTCAAACGCTTGAATTCTTCCGGGTTCTCCCGGTGTAGCTCCACGCGTTCTTTTTCAGTCATTTCACTAAGTTTTTTATCACCGGCCCCGCCAGTGCCTTGGTTGTTGGTGGCCCCACCACCGTTTGCTTCAGAAGCAATCACCAAAGCCCCAAACTTTGGATTAGTTCTAAATTCTTCCTTCAATTGATCGACTGTTGAAATAGTCAAATTGCCCTTTTCGTCGGTGACCTTGATTTCACCGTCTTCAACACGTAGGCGTTGACCAATAAATGACGCCAACAATTCCTGGTTGTGACCACGTGATAATTCCGCCGCCATTAACGTGGCTTGGCGTTCAACTTCACGTTGTTCACCTTGTTTCAAAATGTCAGTTTTTTCCTGTTCCAAATTTTGGACCTTGCCTTCCAACGTCTGGATTTTTTGTTCATAGGATTCCGCAAGGGATTGGAAATCGCCTTCTTTCCGGGCCTTTTCTTCCTTCGCTTTCCGGGCTTCCTCTTCGGCTGTTCTGACCTTTTCAGATTCCGCTTTTTTCTCGTCCAATAGTTCCTGAACTTTGGCTTTCAAACCGCTGACGTCTTCACTTGGCGGCATTCCATCAATTTGTTTCAGGTAAAAGACCCCGTCTTTTTCCTCATACAATGCTTTGATTTCATCAGTTAAACCGTCCAGTGATTCCAGCTTAAATTTCAACATTTTCTCAACTCCCAGAGTTTTAGTTGACCGGCCCAACCGGTCAGGCATAAAAAAACCCGCCAGGTGGCGGGTTTTGGTTCATTCTATCCTGTCAGTTATCAAACGCCTTTTTGAACGCGTTGGGTTCTTTCTTGCGCATCTGGTCCAGGGTCAACGGTTTGAAATTCTTGTCCAGTTGCAATTGTTTGAACTGGGTGGGGGTCAGTCCCCCATCACGCAAAAGTTTTGCACGTTGAACCCCCAACACATCGTTTTGAAACTCCACCGGTTGTTTCTTCAACCAGGTGTAATAATCCTGGTTCGGTGCCGGTCCTTTCCCCTTGGGACCATTTGACGCCCGTGTTTGACCTTCTTTCAGAAAGTTATATTTTTTGTCCAGGCTTGCAATGGTGGTACTTCTGCAACGGATATGAATGGGGGGTTTTGGGCCTTTCCCCAATGCAAACACCCGTCCGTCCAGGCTTTGACATTGTATTGTGGTGCGACTATCCAGAGTGGACACCCATTCATACCCTTTGACCACATTGCTGTTGCGTGACCAGGTTTCAAACCGGGAAACGCTGGCCACGTGTTGAACAGACGTCCTGACAATGGCTTCCGCGTTGCGATTGACGATTGCCAACGCCCCATCACGAAAATTGTTGGCTTTGGTGCCGCGCAATGCCTGGATAATTTGAAAATTGGTCTGACCTTCAAAAAAACCCTGCCGAATTACACCCACCAATCGGTTCCTGTCCGTCTTTGCCCAATCCTTGATAAAAGGTGACAACAATTTACCGCCATCTGGTCCCCGGACAGACAACGGTTGTGAAAACACCGCCGCCTTGACCTGGGCTTGCGCCGGGATCACTGATTCAAAACCTTGTTCATCTATCGCATTTTGCAGGGACCGGGCTTCAAATTCGGATTCATATTCCGCAATTTCGACCAAATCCAGTTCCAGTTGCCCTTGGAATTCGTTGAAGATTTTGTCCAGGTTTTTATTCACAGACGACAGCAAACGTGTCAGACGGGTCCGTGTGTAACTTGTCAAGTCGTCCCGCGTTAAACGTTCCCGCAAGTCCTTGTCAATACGTTTCAGGAACTTCCCAAAACGGTCCACCTGGTTGGCTTTCAGACCTTCCAAATAGACCTGGTTGCGGACGGTGGAATCAAGCAGCGTTGCGTTCATCGCCACCGTCTTCATCTTGGTTGTCGTCGTCCAGGTCCAGACCCAAACCGCTGGACATGACTTCCACTTCACCGTCCAATTCTTCGTCCGTTTTGTCTGGATCAACCAGTCCGTGTTTACGCATTTGCATCCAGAAATCGGAACTTGGGAGCCTTCCGGCTTGCCATGCACCCACCAAGGCAGTCAACATTTGTGCGTCCAGGGTGTGTTCAATGAAGTCCTGGGACAACGTGTATTCAATTTCGCCGGTCACGTTTTCAAACATGGCCACCCATTCCAACGCCTGGGTGTAGGCTTCCGACACGTTAGACGCGACCAGGGATAACACGGAATGTTCGTTTTCACTGTCTCCCTGGGCTTCTGTCGCTGTTTTAACCGCTTGCCCTTTCTGGACCAGACGCGCCCCCAGGGTTTTCATCTGTTCTTCTTTCTTTTCCATGGCGGTTTCCGCCAGGCTGTTGGGGTCAACCTGTGCAAAACCAAACGTCCCGCCTTCCGGCAAGGGTAAAATGGTTGACGAACCAATGACGATTTCTTGGGACTCCAACCAGTCACGCCATTCCGTATCCAACCCGGTCATGTATGGCTGCGGTTGACCTGTGAAATATGCGCTGTCTTCAAACCAGGCTGAATTGCGATAGTGGGCAATGTTCAAATTAGCCAAGTCAAGCAAAGGGGGTTTGTCGATTGAGGTGTCATTGTTTTCCGCACCCACAAACGTGAAGGGTATGACATCCCACGGTTTACCCCTTCCCGTTGTGGGCATGTGCGGACCTTCCACCTTGTCCCAGATGTCTGAATTTTCACCCTTTCGCCAAATTTCAAAATAATAAACACCGTTTGTTAAACGTAACACGCGGAACTGGGGTTCATGCTCCACCCCGAACCCGTCCTGTGTAACGGTTTGATGCTGTTCAGCTATTACCACCAGTGTCAATTTCGACACACCACCAATGTTTTCCACGCGCCAATTGATCACCTGTTCCGCTTCACAGCAAATTACCCTCGCCCGGATGTTTTCTGATTTCTTGCGTTCAACAGTCAATTCCCCGGTGATCTGTGGATGATCCACAAACAAACCTTTGCGACCTTTCATCAACACATGTGCCAGGGTTTTTTGAGACTGTTGATAAATACTGACGCCATAACCATCAATATCCGACCCCACAAAGTCCATCGCGCCCGGAACCACCAGTGTGGGAACCTTTCGGAAAACCGTACCTATCAACGCCGCCAGGGTTCGACCTGTGGCGTTGTAGAACACCGCCCGTTTCAGAAATTCCTCATAACGAGATTTGTTCTTTTGGGACTCGTCTGTGGGGTTTGGTCGCGGTAAATATCGATCCTTTTTATCTTTGACCTTTCGTTCACCCTCGCACACATCAGAAACCAAGGACCAGTCCTTGGTTGCATATTTGTGGTCGTTGCGCTGATAGGTCACGTCATAGGTTTTATTCGTCATAGTTCTTTCACCATAAATTCACAGGACCGGTCTGCCTGGGGAATGTATTGTGTGGAAAATCGGAACGTGACCCTGTATTTGTCATATAGATTGCCACCTGAAAACTGGGCTTTAACAACATCTGTCCCATTAGATTGGGTGGTTTCCAATCTCAAACCGTCAAAGGTTTCACCAACATTCACCACCTGGTCATTAATCAGAATTGAAAACGACGTGATTGTTTCATCGTCCGCCATGTTTTGCGGTGAAAATTCAACCCATTTGAAATCGTTCGGGTCTT